ATAATGGTAGTTATAAATTGATTCTTAGGCTTTATAAATCATTTCCCGACTTTAATGAGATTTAAAAATTTTTATAAGCCTATGGGTTTATATTAAAATTTAAATTAAATTGATTTCGGGTAATTGATTTGATTAAAGAAAGGTGTAAAAAATGGATAATTTAAATAATATCGACGAAAGTGAATTTCGAGATATAAATGTGAGTGAATTTGGAGAAGTCTTACCTCCTAAAAATGATAAGATAGCCTTAATTGATGCCGACACATTGATTTATACGGCAGCGTTGGCTACTGAATCTAGAGTTGAGCTTATGCCAAAAGAGTCATATAGTGATGAAGAGTGGAATAAAATACTCGACAATCCATCGTATGATGAAGGTGACAATTCAATTTATGAAAGTGATTTGGGTATGTTGCTGTGGCACGCTAGAACAAAGCTAGATAAAATTTTAGCATTAACAGGTTGTCAAGATTATGAACTTCATTTCACTTTTGGCAAAGAGAATTTTAGGTATCAGCTATATCCTGAGTATAAAATGAATCGCGTATATATTCGCCGCCCATTATATTTAGTAGAAGCGAAGCAATGGTTTGTTGATAACGACAAAGGATTCAAGCATACCTTTATTGAAGCAGATGATGCGGTTGTGTGGCTTAAGCGTAATTATCCAGAAAAGTATATTTTATGTTGTGTTGATAAAGATGTCTATAATGCAGTTGAAGGACAACACTTTAATTATTATGAGAGTGGTAAATTCAATAAGAATATGCATTGGGTAAATACAACCGAAGAAGATGCTCAAATGTGGCCATATATGCAAGCTATTATCGGTGACAAATCTGATAATATTATCGGCTTGCACGGTATTGGTCCAGCAAAAGCTAAAAAGATTATAACTAAAGGTGCAGATAATCGCCAGCAGTTAATCGATGCTTTTGTTAATGCAGGTAAAACGGTGCAAGATGCTTTGTTGAATCTAGCACTAGTTACTTGTGGTGAAAATAAAATTATGAAAGGATATTTCGATGAACAAAGAAATTGAAGACAATGGATTCATTAAATATGATGCGGGTAAGCCTAAGTATCATTTGGTCCCACCAAGAGAATTGAAGCAATTAGTGCAGATTCTAACATTTGGTGCAGAAAAGTATGGCGAAGACAATTGGCAATTGTGTGAGAATCCTGACCGATATATTGACGCGTTGTTTAGACATGTTGAAGCATTTCGGGCAGGACAAACACTAGATGAGGAGACAAGAATGCCACACTTAGCACATGCTTTGTGTTGTTGCTTATTTTGTCTGTATTTTGATAATGAAAGGAGAGAAAAATGGCAAAGCTTACTGAATGGGATTTAACTGTTGCTGAGCGTTTATATGATTTGTGGCACACCTGCGATATATTAGGTGAATCACCGAACCGATATAAAGAGCTAATTGGTGTTAATGCCACTATGGTATTTTGGGGCAAATATCGCGATGAACAGCAAGGGCGAATAAATATTTATGATATATTCAAAACAAAAGAAGAGTATATTAAAAAAGAACTTGAGTGGTATCATTCGCAATCGCTAGATGCTAAGTGGATTGGTCAGCATGCTAAGATATGGCTTGAGTGCTGTGATGAAAATCATAAGATTAACAGCAACTATGGCTTTCTTATGTTTAGTGCTCAAAATGGGTATCAATTCAAAAATGTCATTAAAGAACTAACAAAAGATTCTACTTCGCGTAGAGCTGTTGCATATTATGCAAATCCTTTTATACATTATACAGGTGGTAAGGATTATATATGCACTATAGCAGTTCAATATTTGTTGCGTAATAATAGAGTAGATGCTATAGTATATATGCGTTCTAATGACATTATATATGGATTGATTGGTGCTGATTTATATTGGCAGAATGAAGTCCTAAGATTAGTATGTGACTTGCTCACATTACATTATCAAAGGACAATTTATCCTGGCGATATACACTGGATGGCTGGTAGCCTTCATATTTATGAAAGGCATTTAGATAAATTAGAAAAATTTGCTAAAGAATTTGAAAATAATACACTAACGGAGGTTGATTATGAACTATAAAGAATTAGCAGATGCAACGCATCAATGGGCAGACGCACGTGGTATTGTAAAGAATGGTAAAGTATTCACACAAACTATGAAGTTGATTTCTGAGTTTGGTGAGCTTTGCGATGCTATTATTAAAAGCAGACCACATGAAATCAAAGATGCTATTGGAGATATGATGGTAGTCTTGTCAAATATAGCTTCTATTAAAGAGAGTAACTGGCAAGAGTATTTCTTAGACCAATCTAAGAAACCTTTGACAGCTGAGCTTATGTATAATGAACAAGATGTGCGAAATTATATTGGGCTTATCAATCAATGTATTACTAGCTTGCTCGAAAATAATTTTGTATATGGCTTGAAACTACCACAATATCTTAAAGCAGTAGCTCAGCTTAATAGCTTAACACTTACAGAATGTTGGGAGTCTGCATATAACGAAATTAAAGATCGCAAAGGCTACCTAAACGAACACGGTAATTTCGTGAAAGAAGGTGATGTATGAATCAATTTATAAAACAATGCAAAGGCACAGATTCTGATACTGTGCATAATTTAGCTACCTATTGGCATAAAGGTTGTGCATGGTATTCGTCTATTAAATACGATGGACAATATGCGCAAATTCATATCACTAAGGATAGCGTAATTTTCTACACATCTAGTGGTAAGCCTTATATCAATGAGCTATTAGCAGATGAACTACAAAAGTGCATACCTGATGATATGAAGCCAATCGTTTTAGAAGCAGAATATCTAGGTAATGGTGATGGTAAGCTTGGTGGTAGAACAGACGCTGCTGTAGTAACTACTGCTCGCACAGCCTTTGCAAAAGGTATAAGCTATAGTGCTAAGCACCAACTAAGAATCTTTGATATTATCGAAGACGAATCATTTGCTATTCGAATGAAAGACTTAGATAAGTTGCGAAATAAATTCGTAGATTCTACAATGGTATTAGTGGTAAATTATAAGCTTTGCACATCTATAGAAAATGCTAGAATAGCTTGTGCGCGCTATGTTGAGAATGGTTGGGAGGGTATATACTGCAAATCAGTGTTACATACCCACGAAGCTGGTAAACGAGTTAAGACAGCATTCAAGTTTAAGCTTAAAAATACCACAACCGTGAAAATTGTAGGTATTGATGAAGGCACTGGTAAATATGCTGGGCTCATTGGAGCATTTATATGCGAAGATGAAAATGGTATGCGAGTAAATGTAGGCTCAGGATTAACTGATTCTATCAGGCAATTAAGTCCTGCAGCGTTGATTGGCTTAAAAATAAGGATAAACTATGAACGAATTGACCAAACATACATATTCCCAATCTTCATCGACTTCCTTCAAGACGAAGATGATTGATTATCATCTGCTTGTAGCTAAGTTATATTCTAACTTATCTCAAGCTAGAAGGTTAAAATGTGGAGCAGCACTAGCAACACCTGATAATAGTCGAGTGATTATGTGCGGGTATAATGGCACGCTGACTGGATTGGACAATGCTTGCGAAATAGATAATGAAACTAAAGGAGAAGTAGTGCACGCTGAGCAGAATGTTTTAATGGCTTGTGCTAAGTTAGGTATAGCTACTGATGGATGTGTGCTTTATTGCACTCACTCTCCTTGCATTGATTGTGCTAAGCTAATAGCTTCGGCTGGTATTAGCAGAGTATATTTCAATGCTTATTATCGCAACATTGATGGGCTTGAGTTATTAGAGCGAGCAGGGGTTGCTTATTATAAACGCAATTACTGCAATAAATTATTTAGGAGCTAAAAATGAAGCATATAAATATTTCAAATAATTTAAATACTCATTATTTATATTTTGGGTATGAGCAAGTGTTATTACAACCTTGTGATGGGCGGCGATATGAAGTAAAGCAAGACATTAGATTCGGTAATTGGATAATACCATCTGGCTACCGAACTAATGGTGCTAATGTGCCTAGAGCATTTTGGTGGCTAATTGAGCCTAATCAATCTAATATAATGCCTGCGGTAATAGCACACGATTTTTTATGTGATATAGCAGATGAGTCTTTAAAAGACCAATACTATTGCAATTTTAAAACTGCTGATGCTGTATTGCATAATCATTTGAAAATTTTAAAACAACCTGCGTGGAAGGTTAAACTTATGTATGCAGCAGTAAGAGTATTTCACTGGGTTAAGTATGAGCGCAAATGGCTGAACAAAAGATACAATCCAAAATACTCAATCTAATGAAAGAGCGTGGTGCATACTGCGTTAAAGTCATGGCAGCCAATCGCAACGGCGTGCCTGACATTATAGCTTGTTATAAAGGGCAGTTCGTAGCTATCGAAGTAAAAGATAAGTATGGACGCCCAACAGAGCTGCAGCAAGCTAATATAAGGCAGATACGCACTGCGCAAGGATATGCGATTGTAGCTTGGTCTACAGATGAAGTTGAACATTTACTAGGAGAGATTGATGAAACCTTACAAGCATCAGATAATAGCTGCTGAAACAGCACTTAGAATTTTAAAACAATATGGATATGTTTATATCTTTGGACAACCTAGATGTGGTAAGACACTTACTGCTATTCTTATTGCAGAAAAAGGTAATATTAAAAATGTAATGGTAGTAACTAAAAAGAATGCTATTGATGGGTGGCTGAAATTTACTAAACTTGATGGACTTAACAAGAATTATACCGTGATTAACTATGAGCAATTAGGTGCTGTTACTGGCAGTAAAATAAGTTTCAAGTATCACCCACAAGACTACGATCTAGTTATTGTAGATGAATCTCATAATTTTGGTAAGTTTCCAAAACCTAGCAATCGATATAAAGTCTTAAGAGCCTTTACAATGAATAAGCCACATATCCACCTTAGTGGCACACCAATAATTGAGTCACCCTGTGGTATATATCATCAGATGAATATTGGCAGATTTAGTCCATTTAAGCACCCAAACTTCTATAGATTCCACGATGAGTTTGGAGTCAAAACAACTAAATACTATGGTGGTATGGCTATCATTGAATATAAAGGCTATAAGCCAGAGCTTTTAGAGTATATAAAGCACTTCACGGTTACAATGACACAAGACGATGCAGGCATTACTGAAAAGGCAGAAGACGTCGTTCATAATGTCGAGCTAACAGACGCAACTAAGCGTTATTATAATGAAGTCTTGCGCACCAACATAGTTTCAATGGACGGTGAAGAGTATTTGCTTGACACAACATTAAAACTTCGCACTGCATTGCATCAGATAGAAGGTGGTGCTATAAAACTAGGTGATGAATATTTTGACCTAGGCTTTAGAGAGAAAATACAATATATCTTAGATAATTTCGGTGATTCAGAAGCTGTAGGGATTATGTGTCATTTTATTGGTGAGCAAAAGCTTTTAAAATCTATTTTTAAGCACGCTAAGATTTACTCTAGTAATGCTCACGCAGAAGGAGTTGACCTTTCGCATCTAGAGCATTTTATTATTTATAGTTCAGATTATAGCGGAGCTAAGTTTGTGCAGCGACGTGAAAGGATTATAAATATGAATGGTAGTAACACAACAATAGTTCATCATATCTTAGTTAAGGGTGGAGTGTCAGAGCAAGTCTATAAAGCTGTATCGAACAAAGCAGATTTTAATAACTCTGTGTTCGAACCGCTTGAGATCATTTAACATTTCTTATTTTATAGAATTCATTTCCCGACTTTGACGAGATTTAATTTTAATAATATTTAATATAAATATATTATTAAAATAATTTAATCAATTTCGGGTAACTGAATCAATGGCTAGAAAACGTAATTTATATCACCAAAATCGTTAAAATGGTAATTCGTCATCAAAATTATCTTTTGATTTATTAGTAACTTCATCAATCCAATCTTGATCTTTGTTAATTTTTCTTTTTTCACTATTAGTTAACATTTCTAAAAATCTTTCATCTTTATTTTCTTGATTTGTTGTGAAAGTTTTACCTGGCTTTGATATACTTAAGAATGAATCAATACTTTCTTTTTGTATATTAAAAGTTTCTTCATAATTTGGGTTTCTATGAACTTTTAACGTATATAATAATTGCTCAAGAGTCTTTCTATTTTCTTTATCATTTACCGTTAAATCTAATCCATATTTATTAAGCAATTCATTATCTCTTAAGAAAGATTCTGTTTTAGGTGTATATGTTTTTGACTTAGTAGCACCAGTTTTTAATAATTTTTCTGTAATATCAATTGCTTGATTTACAACTAAGCTGTCCCAATTTCTTGAGTCAAGTATATTTAACATATCATTAGCAAATTTTTCTGTCTGCGTAGTTGGATTAGTTTTAGTTTTTAAAATAAAATGATCTATTTCAAAATATTTTCTAATTTCATCTATATTACGTTTAGCTATTTCAGCTTTAATTTCATTCTTTTTAGCTATAGCAGTTTCTAAAGCTTTGTTAATGCTATTTAAAGTGCCTTTACCATAATCTTTAATATATGAACTTTTCTCAGCTTCTTTTTGATAATATCTATTTGCTTGTTGTGCTTGTGCCTGAAATTCTTCTATTTGCTTAGATACTGCTGCATAGTCATCTAAAAGTTTATTTGTTGTTGCTTGAGATAAAGTAGTCTTTTTAGGTTTTCTTTGTATAACACTTTGTGCTATTTGATATTGTCCTTTATCATTTATTTGTGTGAATTGTATATCATATTTGCCTTTATCCATCATATAATCTAGTGAAGTAGAATCAACAATATGTCCTTGTTGTGCTAATTTTTCTGTATTTTCTGTAGTTAATTCCTTAAATCTTTCAGTTCCTAAATTAGATATATGACGATTTATATCTGTTTCTAACATATTAAGTCGATTAACAACGCTTTGTCGTAGTTTATCCATATTTACTTGTTTTGTTAAACCTGTTGTTTTATCTGTAATTGTATATGGATTTATTGGTAATCTATTAGCATATATAGATTCTAAAGATTTTACATAGTCTTTTAAATCTAGTAAGTATCCATAAGCTCTGTCAGGATCTAATGTTTCTACATAATCTGTTAATCTATTATTTAATGCAAATCTATCAGGATATACAATTCTATTACCTTTCTTTTCTGGTGTACCTAGTAAAATAAGATGTAAGTCTTCAAGATCTTGTATATCATAGTTAGTTGTTGCAGATTTATAAAATTTATCTATGTTTCTAATACCATTTCTTATTTTATCTGCTGTATTTTGTTGTTTTGCATATTTACTATAATGATATGCATCTTCAAGAGTTGGTTGTCCGCCTAAGTGCATAGTTGATTTTATAAAATCTGCTTTAGCAGTTTCTTCCATAGATTTAATACCTTCTTCATCTAGCATTTTACTATACCAAGTGGTATTTTCTCTAAAGTTATTTTGTTCATCAGAACTTCTTATATAATCTGCTTTTTCTAGTTCATTTTTATAATCAGTTTCTCTAAATGCTTTATAATCATTACTGGTAGCTACATAAGTGTCTACTTCAGTATCATCGAACGGTGAACGTTCAGGTATTAAATATCCTTCTGGTAAATCTAAATGTTTAGCAGTGAGATATTTACCTTTTAATCTACTTGTATAAAGCATAATTTCATTATAAATATCTTGGTATAAATCAATCAATTCTTGTTTATTTTCTATATTACCTTTCATTATAGCATTTGGTAATTCTTTAAAATAATCTGTTGTATGAAATTTCTTACCAAGAGTATCCATAGCTTCAAATAAAGCTATTGTATCTGCAGATAATAATCTATCAAAATATGATGGATATGCAGTTATTACTTTGGTCATACCAATAAAATCTTCTTCGCCAAATTCTGCAAATATCATTTTATTCAGAAAATCTGCATTATTATCTGAGATATGTTTTGTTACTTTAGTAGTTAGTAACTCTTTACCGACATTAACATTTTGTGGGAAGCCACCATAAAGTTTATTATATGCTAAAGTATCACTAGATAAATGTCCATACATTTGGAGCATTTTTAATTTAATATTATTATTCCAATAATATCCGGCAATATCGCCTGTTTCTTTATCATACATTGCATTAGGTGCTTCTTTTAACCCTTTAGATTTTCTAATTTCTTTTATATCAAATCTAATATCTTCAACCATTGCTGCAAACATGTTGTCTTGAAGTTCTTGCTCACTAAATACTGCTCCTTTTGTAGCTGCGGTATTAGGAGCTCCAAAATATGTTTTAATATCTGCAGGTAATTCATCCATTTTCATAATATGCCAAAATTGTGCATCTAAATTTGGTAGTTCTGCTGTTCCTGATTCTAGTAATTTAGAAATTTGATCTTTTCTTAAATATAATGATGGGAGTCCAACAGGTGTATCATCTATTTGTCCGGTTATTTCTGCAGCACGTGGATAGTTAATACCAGATAAATGCTCTTGACCTGTTCTTTGTTTGATAAATTTATTATCATCTGCATTAAATGATCTAGGTGATTGTCCTTCATCGATAGCAGTATTATAAGATTTTGATAAAGGTTTATCTTGACCTGCATCTGCAGTTTTTAAATAATCTTTAAGGTCAGATTGTAATTTTGTTAGTCTTGACCAATCATCAGTTTGAAATGGTTTAGATTGTGATATTTCAGCTCTATTTTGTAATAGATAATTAACTTCATTTAACATATCTTTAGCTTCTGCTCTAGAATAAGCTTGTAAAGATTGTATATTTGTATATGGTTTCATTATATCTTTTACAGATTTTCTTGGATCAGTTAGTTGTCTGATTAGATTATCTGTAGACATATCAGTTAAATCAGCTTGTTTTCTTATTTGTGATTGTATTACTTTTTTATATTGATTTAATTGTTCTTTACCTACTTGTGCGATTGTAGTATTTAATATATTTAAATCTATTTGTTCATTACCAGTTAAACTTTTACCAGTTTGATTCAATATTTTTAAATTTGCTTTTAAATCATCTAGTGATGCATTATAAGCATTATCCAAAAATTGTCTATTTACATCACTAGCAAAATTTGGATTTTTATAAGCACCACGAATTATACCACCAACTTCTTCATAAAGTTTATTAAATTCTTCTTGAGACTTAGTTGAGATTGATGGTAATTCTGTATATCCTTTTCTTTGTAAAATAGGAGTAATAGCTTCTTCTAGATTCTGTAATACATCTGAGAATTCAACTTCATTTACTTTTGCATAAACACCTGCGTGAGTAAAAATTTCTTTTTCAATTGCAGTTTTATCTAAGTTATTGTTAAAAATTCTTTTAGCCATATTGTGAGTTGCTTCACCAAGTTGCCCAGAAGTAATATTATTTTTCCACTTAGTTTTTATATCATCGTATAGATTAGCTGCTTGCATATCTATTTCGCGTTTAGTAGTTTGTTGTGTTAAACGTTGAGTTAAACTTTGTTGGGCTTGCGACACACCTTTATTAAAGGCTTGACTAAGATCAGCTGTAAGATCTATTACTTTATTTGAAATAGCCATAATCTACTCCTGTATAAATTGCTTAAATTGTCCAGAGACAATGAATGTTTGTAATTCTGCATCTGACATAGTATTCATTTGCTGAAGCACTTCATCAGAAAATTTACCATGTTCCATTGCATCTAAATATTCTTGAGTATATTTAGTTTGTCCAGCATATTCACCAGCTTCTGTCGCTAGGTTTCTAGCATCTTGCGCAGAAATTTTATTAGCTTTAACACCTTTATTTAATGTATCTTGTAAAGATTTTGGTGCTGCTACTTCTAATGGTTTAGCTAAGAAATTAGCCATAGCTTTTGATGCAAATTTTTCTGTAGCTACATCAGATCGTAAAAATTTTCCCAAAAATCCAGCTCCACGTTGTAATTGCCAAGTATTTAATCTAATCAATAATGATCTAGTTATATTAGTTGATAACCCCGCATTTATTGTGCCTATAGCTTTACCTGTTGCATCTATTGTTGTTGCCATATCCCAATATCTTTCAGCCATTCTTAAAGATATATTAGCATAATCTGCTATAGCTTTTGCTTTTGGAGATTTTAGATTATTACTATTCTCACCAAACCATTTAAGAACTTCTCTTATATCTCCAACTCTAGTTTCATTAGTGAATGGTTTGTCAATAAAATGTTTTACCATATTTTCTTCTAAATCTTTTTGTAATTGCATAACACTTTCTTTTGATGCTCCAGTTGGACTAAGCATTTTTGCAAATGTATTTAGATCTGGTAAGTCTGATGCATTTGTAAGCATTTCTTTAGTTATGTTAGCCAGCATAGTCGATTTATCCTGTTTTGTAGCCCCAATCAACGAATTTTTAGCTTTATATATAGCATTGATCGTATCAAATTGTTTTATAAATTTCATTTGATCATCAATTAAAGCAAGATCTTGAATAAAAGTTTTATTATATAAAGAATTCATTGTCTTATTATTATCATCAAAATATTTAGCATTTTTAAATGTATTATCAATAGTTTCTATATATTTGTTAATCTCTTTATCTGTTTTACCTGCATTCTTTAATAACTCTCTATTCATTTGTATATCTGCTCGTACTTTCATTAAATCAGATACAGTAGTAACAATTTCATTATTTTCAAATTGATTAAATTTATTGTTACTTAATGTAAATGTAGCACTTATAGATGGACGATAATTCGCACTATTATTTGCTTTACTAAGTTCATGTGCTTGCCATTGTTGTTGGTTCATAGTCCCATTTAATGGTGTTGTAATTCTTTTCCCATCTGCTTGATATAACTCAGGTAGTATTTTAGTTATAGAACTAGGTATTTTTATTTCTTGTCCATAAGAACCTGTAATTTGATTTATCGCTATATGAGCGTCATTTCTAACTTGTTTAAAGTTTGTAAACATATTACTCACTGTGCTATTATCTAATTTATCAGTAGCTATTTGTTTAAAAACTTTAAGCATATTTTGTCCATTAGTTGCAGCCATATCTCTTAGCCAAGTTATCTCATCTGTAGAAAGGTTATTTTCTATATTTTTCAAAAATCTAGCATTAGTAGTTTTATTTGTAGCTACTAATAGCATTGCTATACCAGTATCTGACATATCATCTACATTTTGCACACCAGCTTGTTTAAGTAATTCTCTACCTTTAGCAATGGCATTATTTGTAGTGAGAGTAGTATCATTTGTCATATCTTTTACTGATCTAACCGCTTCTTGTTTAAATTGATCATTAACAACTTTCTCCATAGGTTGCATTGATCTTTTAACTTTTTCTTTAATATTTTCTTTTATATTAAAAGGATTTGCTCTATCTAAATTATATCCAAGATTATTGAATGCTTCTGTTGGCTTTATTTTACCTGCAACATCTTTTATAGCTCCTGGTGCTTTTATAAATCCTTCTGCTGTTTTAAATGCTCCATATCCTATACCAGCACCAATAACATTATATGCTGCATCTTGAGCCATATTATGACTTTGATCAGGATACCCAACTACAGATGCAAAATTTTCTAATGCATTTAATTCTTTTGCTCTTTGATTTAATTCTTCTTTGCTTGATAAACCTAGTAAATATTTACCACCAGCATATATTTGATCAAATAATGTCATTGTGCTAAATGACATTTTACCATCAGTATCTAATGCACCAGGTAATGCACCGGCTACAACTTCACCAGCACCATATAATGCAGCTTTTTTAGCCCAACCCCATCCTGGGACATAATTAGATATTTTCCAAGCAATCCCTAATCCTGCTGCTACTTGCCCAGTTATATCATATATAACAGGCTCCAATTGTTGTCTGAAACTAGGTTCAATTAAATGTGGTTGATTAAATTTATCCATAACATAAAAACTATTTGTTTGCTCATCATATTTAACATTTTCATTATAAGCTTTACTTATTTCACTAGCTTGAAATAGTTTATGATCTATGCCTTGATGTGCACCTGTTTTTTCAGCCCATGCTACTGCTTCTTGTAGTGCTTCCATAGACATACCATTTAATTGTAGCATTTCACCTTTCGCAGAAGCTTTCTTTTCTTTGTTGAACTTTGTTAGTCCTTGTATTGAAGTTAAAGCAACATTTGCTTTATCACCACCTTTATATAAATTTTCTTTTAATTGTGATTGTGTTTCAGGATCAAGTTTATAAAATGTTTCTAATTCTTCAGGGGTCATGATTTTACTATAAAAATCATGATTTTCTTGACGAGCACTATTATATACTGCTATTTCTTCATTGGTTTGTTTAGAAGCATTGTGATATATTTGTGGTCCAAATTCATTATATAATCTAGCTTCATCACCTTGTAATTTTGCAGGGTCAAAATTTACGGTGTTATACTTATTCTTAATTTCAGGTAGCATCCCTATTTTTTGTTGTTCTTTTGAGAGATTACCATTATTATCCATATCACAATCCTTATTTTATAGAATTCATTTCCCGACTTTGACGAGATTTAAATATATTAAATAATAATATATTTATATTATTTAATATATTTAATTGATTTCGGGTAATTGATTTAATGCTAGAAAGCGTGCGTTTGAAGTCTATTTTTAAATTTTTCATTTACCCGATGTCTCATTGCTAGTTGATTTTGGTCGCTCTTGACCTACAGCATTACCAGTGGCCATAGCTTGTTGTTGCATCATGCTCATGCCCATTGCTGTCTGTTCTAAGATACTAGCAATCTCCATCGAGTATTTAGTTTTAGTCTCTTTCAATGCAAGTGCACCAACTTGGAAGAAGCCAGCTGGATTAGCTTGTGATAGCATTTGACCTAAAGGTCCAGAGATAAACTGTTCAATCATCAATCTATTTTTATCTATTTCGTCATTATATGCTACAGATTCAACTTCTATATCAGCATCTGTGAATTCTATATCTGTTTCTGCTGTTGGCATAGGAGATAGAATGATTTGTCCATTAGGATCTGCCATTGGTTGACCACTACCAGGATCTCTAGCTATCTCCATAACTGGTCCATCTTGTGTCATCATAGGTTTGTTAATTTCTACCCATCTCACAGAATTTGATTGGTCTGCGATTCGCATAACATCGTGAAATGTAAAGTATTGTTTAATCAAACATACTATATCCCACCCAAGCAATCTATAGAATTGTTCTATTGCAAGTGTTAGATATCTAAGTGCTGTTATTGATGCACGTTGTTGAATTTCTACTTTGCTACCACTATCTGATGCATAAGCCATACCTAAGAATGAATCATTAACAGATAGGATTCTCTGAATTCTCATTAGTGCAGCATCAATAATTTTATATTGTTCTAAAACATCTTGTGAGAGATTTTCAACTTTTACACCTGCTAAATCTTTAACTGGGATTACTGCATTTACTCTGTTCACAGCGTCTGTAAATTCTTTCAAATTATCAATACTAGATTCTTGCACAAATACTTTTTGAGCATTAGCTAGTAGTTGCAATTTTATTAAGGCTTGATTCATTGAATTCTGTGTTTCAATAATATCTCTAAAAATACCATAGTATTCTGCCTTAACATTGTTATTATGCAATCTATAAATTCTATATGGATTCTTAACTTCACGATATGTAATTTCTGATTTATCTAATATTGTATCCCCTGCCCAGTATACCGACCAAATTTTATTATCGTCATCTACCATTATAGAATGAACAAGTAAATAAGCATTATAGACATTGTGGTAGCCTACGAATCTATCTCTAAAATATTTGTCAAATTCTGTATCTTGCTGATTTAAAGTATTTTCATATTCATGCAATTCTTTTAATTTATCCTTGCCAAATATTTTAACTATAGTTTCTTCTGACACCCATTTAAATCTATGGATAAATCGTGCATCTGCGTAGTCATCTCTCATAGATAATGGATCTAAAACTAGTTCGTAGATTGGCACATGTTGCATATTGATTTTAAACTTAGGTCTATTGAATTCATCAGTCTCTTGAAGTTCTTCAACATCTACATAAGCACACATAATCCCATTTAGCAATAAATCTAGTTTTATCTTTTCTGCTTCTGCTATGAAATTATTTTGTTTGAAAATGTAGTCTACAATATCATTAAGCACACCGGCAGTTATAATGTCACTTTGTTTCTTAGGCACAATCTTAACGGTATTAACTATAGTGCTATAGTATCCTAAGAGTAACCTAGAAAAAGTTTTAATTACGTTGAAAGTTTCTGCTGGTTGACCACGACGCCTTAGAATTTCTAGTTGCTCAGCATTATATTGTCGATTATGGTAAAGGTCCATAACAAGATTAGATTCTTTTCTAGAATCTTCAAACTGCTCATACCCAAACTTAAAAGTATCTTGTAAAGTTTCAATATTTAATTTCATTATAATCCTGCCGCTGTATCATATTTTGTGGCTTTAAACCACGTGCTTGGTAATTTAGTTGAAAGAAAATTACTACCTTCATTAAAAGTAACACCTAAATTATCTATGTTGGCATCACGATATTTTTTAAATTCATTTATAGACATTGACGCAACTGCTTGTGGTTGACCTTTTGCAAATAAATAAACAACACTATCTTTATAATCAAAATATACTGTGCTTTTATCATAAGGTGCATTTATTGGTCCAGTTTTAGAAGTTTGTATATCTGCTACATTTGAATGCAAATCATTATAAACGGTAATATCAGCATTTAATGTATCACTTGCTAATCGCAGTTTCTTAGCAATATATTTAGCTCTACCAGCTTTTGATGGAGATGCACTATTAGCTTTTTCTTCTAATTTATCAGCCATTCTACCTAATGCCCAAGCAAATTCTGTAGCATTTCTTGTAAATGATCTCCAATCACTACCTTTCTTTAATTGATCAATAATTTTATTGTTTAATCTACCAGTATATAATGTATTTAAATAAGTCATATAATCATTATTTAATGAATTTAATACTTGCATTTTCTTTTGGAAATTAGGACTTTCTGTTCTTAGATTAAATAGATCCTGACCTTCTGTAGCTAAATTCGCTAAAATACCAGTAACACCGCGACCATTTCTTACATTATTTGCAGATCCTATAGCACTACGTCCAATTGCCATTAAATCATCTAAACCTCTATCATCAACTTTACCATTACCAAAACTTTTATCATAAGATTGTAATGCTGATTCTAACGCTTCTCTACGTTCTGTTGCACCAGGTATACCTGCTTCTTCATGCTCATATAATTGATAAACATAATCTTCAAGAGATTTTTTATATGTTGCTTTTGCTTCATCTGTAATATTTCCTTTTGCATCACGTGGTAGACTCTGCATTGTTTTAACAATCTGATTTTGAAAATCTTGTTTAGTAGGTGTTTCTGTAACAAACGAATTTGTATTTTTATCTATTTGAATATATTTTGCTAAATTATCCATTTCTATATTTGTATTGTTTAACTGCTGTTCTAATTGTTGTGCAGTCCCATTTTGTGGACTATGCATTGTTACTGAGTCTTTATCCATTCTTTTAACATTGCTAAGTCCACCTTGTGAATTGATAACTTGTGCAATATTATCTTGAGTGCGTGCATCTTGACCTTTTTTAAAATTAAGTTCATCTGCTTTTGTTTGTGCATTTGCTATATCAGTAGCATTTTGTATATCTCTACGTTCTATTTGTGATTGAGTATCTCTTGCTTTCAATGCAGCAGCTGCTTCATCTGCCGCAATTTTTTGATAAATATATTGTAATCCCGCATTACCACCTAGTGTTGTCAAGTATTCACCAACATATACCGGAGTTATTTTACCTGTATTTTCATCTACTTGCATTACTAAACCACTTTTAATTTGTGCAAGACTTTTTTGATAACCTGGATCATTAGGATCTTTAACTGATCCATATATTGAATTTGCTGCAGGTATATAAAAATCTAGGAATTGCTGCTCTGCTAATTGTTGATCAAATGGCATTAGTCTGATACCTGGGAAGTGTTGATATTCATCATTAAAGCTATTTGCTCCATCAATAAAATCTTGTAAAAATAACTCAGGTGCTAAAATAGCTTGTTTTGATAAATCTTTAACACCAGTAGCTTTTTGATACATTACTTCTTTATTGTATTTATCTTGTTCACGTGCTTCTTGAGCTTGTAATACTTGCATACGTTGATTGTTGAAATCAATTTCTGCTCGCTTTGCTTCACGATTCAAGCGAATATCTTCTGCTGCCTGCCCAGATACGTGATAACCTAAATCTTTGCCAATATTATAGCCAGCTGTCATAGCGTTTGAAAAATCCATTATCTTCCACCTACCGTAAAAGGATTTGAGTCAATTCCATAATCAGTAAAACTATCTAATAAATTATTTTGTTGATACATTTTAGTTGTATTTTGACTTAAAGAACCTATTGCAGTTTTTATTGCACTATTTGTCATTGAACTATAACCTGAAGCAAATCCAGCAGTAGCAGGAGCAGCTACACTCATTGCACCACTAGTAGCTCCATAAATTGGAGAACTTAAAGTTAAATTTTGTTGCATACTAGCAGCAACATTATTCAACCCTGAATTGATTTTATCAGCAGTATACATTTGTCCGCCAACACCCATCATCATACCGCCCATTGATGCTAAACCATTAGTAACACTATTGATGGCATTTTGAGTATATTGTGCTCGCATTTGTTCATACATTTGGTAATCTGCAGCTGCACTATTACCTTTCATTGCTTCAGCATTATATTGATTTTGCATTGCTTGAGATCTAAGGTTTTCACCTTGCTGTGCCCAATTAGCTTTTTGTCCCATAAGCACGTTATTTGCATTTGCTTTTAATTGCTGAGTTTGCCATCGATTTTGTGCTTTTTGAGCTAATGCAGTTTGTTGAAGTTGTAGAGTCGATGATTGTTCTGCGCCAGATCCTGCCATACCTGCTTTGTTCATTGAAGATTTAATATTAGATTGAGCTGCAAAGTATTGTTGCACTAATGATTGATTAGCTTGAGTATTAGCATCTTCATATTGTTGCTTCAATATATCATCTGAAAGATTTTTATAATAGTCTGCAACTTCAGTTTGAATTTCACCGAAATCTTGTTCCCATCTTTCATATTGTTCTTTAGCAAGTTTTGTAGCTTCTGCATAAGCTTCATCGCGTTTTTTCTGTGCAGCTGCTGCACTGTTAGCTGCTGCTTCTGCTTCTTGCGAATTTCGTATTGAGCCATAAATACTAGCACCTGCAATGGCAGCCATACCAATCCCAATCATAGCTGCTGGCATTATTTATCTCCTACTTTGTAATAATGTGTTTCCACTCTTTTGAATCCCCACTTTTCATAAATTCTACCAACTCCTGGATTACATAAGCAATCGTCAAGTTCTATGCCATCTGCTTTATTTTCTTCAGCCCACTTAACAAACTTTTCTACAAGTTTAATTGACTTAATACCGCGATTTTCTCCTGTAAACCAAGAAACTAAAATAGTAGCGTGACTTAATGACAAGCATAAATGATATGGCATAATAATACCAAAAACAAAAGCATCAGGTTCACCTTCACAAAATACTTTGAAAAGTTGGCAATTTTCTAAATATTCAACATCTTGTATAGATTTTTTAATTGCTTCTACAGAAAGGTCTTTTTGTCCAAGCAATTCACCTTTATATTGAATCGCTTTAACAATTGCTTCTTTGAGATGTTCTGGTATCATTAAAATCCTTGATTTAAATTAGTTGTGATTATATCATATTTGTTTTTAATGTTTGTTTAATGTTTGTTTAATGTTTTAAATACTTAAATTAACTTCAATTGTTGTTGATCTGTATTGAGCTGGACTATTTCTAGTAATACCTTCCCAATTTATGGTTTTAGTAACTCTTGTTGTAAAAGTATATTTATAAGTAAGCATTTTATCTTTAATATAAATTAAAGAATTATTTTGTTTTTGAATATTATATAGATTCCAATTTAAACTCCAACTACTACAAGCACCATCACCGTGAGTTGAATAACCACAAGAACCTTTTAAATAAATAAATGATTGTCCTAATGTAGCACCAGTAACAGGACGCAAATTATTTTCTAAATTCATTATTCTATTTTCTAATTCTTTAATAATACTTGTATAATCATATATTTTACCTTTAGAATCCAATAAATCATAATTTGTAGTTTGATTATTATTTACAATGAGCCACAAATCTTTTTCATCAGAATACTTTTCTGTTATAAAAGTATTATATAAATTCACAAACATAACTAAAACATTTGTATAATTCTTTTGTTTTAATTTGACTCTATTTATAAATAATCTATATTGTTGCTCTGCATGTCTATTTGTTTGTCCAAATCCGATAGCAGTATATTTATTTTTAGAAAGTAATACTGAATTCATATATTTATAGTCTCTCCATTTTTTAATTCTTTATAAGACTCATCAAATTCTTCAATTGTCCCATCTAATCGCATAATAATTTCTGCACTACCAGATTCTATATATCTATTATCAGGACCAGCACTATAATACTGATATAATGTAAAATTACCCAAACTAATTTCATTAACTGTGCCTTTTATTACTTGAATATCATTAGAATAAAATTTATTATTTCCAAGGCTATATCTCACACCACAACTAGCGAATTGTATTACTCGCCTTATACTATTAGAGTAAACTTGTTCTATAAAATCTACACCAATTTCATAACATAAATCTGTATTAGGAATTTTATTATATATTGTAGTTGGATTCACAGTGCCCCAATAACCATTATAGTTATATTGTATTATAGTATCACTATTAGGATACCAATTACCACCTAAATAACCTATGTTAGGATTTTTAAAATAAAATGTGATACCAGGTGTTACAAGTGCAGCTGCTTCACCACTATTCATAATCTTTTCTATATTATCTACGCGTTTGTTTAATTGTTCAATTTTATCAAGCATTTCTGTATAGTTAATAGCTGTATCAGATTCAGGTTGAAATGTTATATTATTTGTTTTACTTTCTTTATCTTCAATAAGAATCGGATCTTTACCATATTTAATCTGTAAAAATAAATTAAAACTATTTACTATATAAGCAAAATTATTGTTATAAGTTGATATAAGTTTCTTAATACTTGTAATTATAGTATTAAGACCTATTTGATTCTGCAAATTATTTTTGAAATTTGCAAAAGCACCAAATGAAATTCTAGTTCTAACCCTTGATGCCATTTTCTAATGTCCTTATTCTACTATCTAATTTGTCAATTTCTTCAACTAAATTCGAACTTTCTTGTTCAGGTGAATTATCTACCCAATCTCCAAAATCTATTGTATTGTCATCATTTACCTTAGTTGATTGTGTAGTGTTTGATATATCAAAATTTACTTGCCACTTTTCTTTTTCATTAGGGTATTCTTCTTCGATAAATTTATTCCAAGCATCAAATAATGTTTTTAAGTTTTCTTCTGTAACTTCGTCAGATTGCTGCATAAGATTATTTAGCATAGTGTAAATATTACTAGTTTGGCTAGCATTTTTACTTTGTGCAAACTTAGCATAAGCACCTGCTTGAAGTAATACAGAATTAGCCATTAGACGCCCCTTGACTGAAGACGAGATTCTAAACTATAAGCTAGTTCAAGAACTTGTCCTTTACCTTCAAGTTCAAATTCTATAGTATAGCCAAGTCTTAAATCTTGTTGCAATTTCACTTCATTATATCCATTCTTTAAATTTACTTCAGCGGCTAATCTACCATCTGTATATGTTTTGAAAGTAAATTCACCTTTTACATAAAGTTGGATATATTTATAATTCTTTTGGACGGTTACTGCATTTTCATTATATGCTTTAGAACGCCAATGTAATATTCTATAAGAATCACCACCAACTATTTCATATAATTTATTATTTTTTACACCATAGACTCTATTCTTAGCTGCGTGTATACCGTCAAATGAATCTTTTATAATCATTACAGGTCGCTGCTCAAATTTAAAATCTACGGTAATGATGTTGCCAGATTCTAATAGACCATAGTAGCACTCATCATAAAAACACGATGACACTATCTTTTCATCAAATGTTTTCAAAGTCATAAGAGTTAAGTTAGTGCAGTTACTACCATCGAACATATAAATCCCATCTTGTGCTTGCCAAATAACAGAACCTTTATAAGCTTGTATTGAATTATGGCTAATGCACCCAACATTATCATAAAGCAAATATCTCTGAAATTCTGCAGGTGATGTGCCATATATGATATATACTCGATATTCTGTAAATACAAGAAGACCTAGTGATGATGCACCAAATCCAATAACTGGCTCATCAAATATAATATAGTTCAATGGATCCCAAATAAGTGGGTTTGCTTCATTTGAAAAATATATAATATTTGAGCGCTTTTTAGAAACACCGAACAATAATGCATAGTATGCACATATATAAGAAACTTCAGGTGGTTGAATATAACCTAGTGTTTCTAATTGCTGATTTATTTGTGTTACGGTATCAGCTGTAGAATTATCTACATAAACTTCAGTTTTATTTGGCACTTCTTTAGTAAGTTGCATATTTATAAGTCCACCACCTTGTCTATAAATACGTATTGTATCAATCTGTGGATCTGTAGAAGCTATAACAGAAACTAAAGCTCTACCTTTAACCCATTTCTCATTTGGCTTTTCACCTGTTACAGAACCTATTGTTATACCTTTACCATCTGTCCCTGAAGATGTAAGTGATGGAGCAGACTCATTACCTGTTTCAGAATCATAGTATGTATAGCAATAATAATATCCTTCACCATAGAATCCATAGGGTGTTTCATCACCTTCAGGATAATCTTCACCTTTTGTAACTAAAGGAGCTTGAGGTGGTGGTGTAATCCACATATTAACCCAACGGTTACCATCTGCTGTCTTTTCAAGTTTATCGTTATATGCTCTATAAGCAAGACCAAGTAATCTAGCATAACTAGTAGTTCTATCAGCAAATGACCAATTATCTTTGAAAAAATATGGAGATTTATCAGTTGCATCACTAATTGCTTTAGCTTCTTTTAGTGCTGTTAAGCAATTTGATATAATATCTATATTTTCAAATACTTGCCCTTGATTATCTAGCAATTTAATCGGATTTAGCTTGTTGTTTAAGCCACCTGTAAAATCTTGAATTATACTCATTCTACACTCCCTGGATATGTCCATCGTGCTTTGACACCACGTGTATCTAAATGCACAAAGCCTTTATATGGATCTTTGCTTAATTTCTTTGCAATACCTAGTGGTCGACTACCATACGTTTCTATGATCCAGTCATAGACATCTTTTGTCTTTACTCCATCTATTGTGAAGTCTACTGCATCGCCAACTACGTGGCGAGATTTTGGAGCACCACCTATTGCTTTGTTGTGCTTTGGACATCGATAGCCTGAGTTGATTCTCAGTGGTTTATCGAAATGTTCGCGAATCTCTATTAACAAATCAATAAGTCCATCGGGTGGACAAAGCTTTGGTAGCTGCCCGCAACATTTACACTTGAACTCATCTTCATTAAAATAAGCAGTCGATTTCATATCGAAAATCCTTTATTTTGGTATATAAAATTACGTTTTCTAGCCGGTGATTCAATTACCCGAAATTGATTTAAATTATTTTTTAATATAAATATATTATAAAACATAAAAATCACTCCTGTGTTAAGTCGGGATATGAATTTGAATTTTCAGCTACTTTTGGTGGTAATTTATTATCTATGAACCTGTTGAAAACTTTTTCAAACATTCTAGATAATACATCAGCACCTAAAAAGCCAACAAACCCAGAAATAGCTAAACTAAATGAATTTGGTAGCCCGAAATAAATTGCAGTTTCATAAGCTAGCCAAACACATATTGCAGACCCTATAGCACCAGTTGTAGCGCGGCGAAGCACATAGCCTTTTCTACGATTATGTTTTTGCACTTCTTCTTTATCTAAGATAGATAAAACATATAGAAACATCGATATCAATGCAATGATACCAAGGACAAAGTAGTTAATGTGATCTTTCATTATATTGTTCCACCGCCTTTATAGTCTTTGACAAAGAAATAACACATAATAGCAATGAAATGTAAATTGAAACAGATAATGCTATTGAAGAATCAAATTCAGTTTTATACTGAGTTTCTAAATCCAATAAAGCATAAAATTGTAAGAATATAGCAACAACAGCTAAGAATGTACTGAATATTCTAGTAATTATATAGTATATAGTAGGTTTCATTTAAGCCTCCATAACTAGTTTTAATTTTGTGCAATCACCTTTATACCATAATTTATAAGCTTGTTTTGCTTCACTAATATTTGGTATATTTAAATCATTTGGCTTAGCATTAAGTGATTGATTTATTGCTAAGTCTTGAATCTTTTTACCACCACAATATAAAGCATCATTATCTCTATTTTTATTTTTGCGAAGATAAAAACTAGTTGCAATATTACCTTGTTTCAATTTAGTATTTATATAGTCAGTAAGATCTGTCCACGCAATACCATCATTTTCACCAAATAATGCTTTTGGTGCTTCTTGTTCTAAAAATTCTCCATTATTTGATATTTGCAAATATACTGCGCCTTCTGGGAAGTTACCAGATACTTCTAGTCCAATTTCCTTAGCTCTATTTAAAGTATATTGTCGTAGCTGTTCTTCCATCTCATATTCAATAATATCTTGAAGATTTTGCATATTACAATATTCTGTGTTATTCTTTGCTAATGGTAAATAGCATTCTTTAAAACTTTTCTGTCCACGAATATTCTGCTCTTGTCGATTATATGCATAAACATAATTTACTAAAAATCCTAAAGATTCTAAATCTTTTAAACATAGAAATTCTGTGTCTTTTGGTGTAGTAGCTTCTTTCTTTTGCAACGTAGTATAAAACGTTTTTTGTGCTTGAATATTTGCTGGCATACCATCAATAATATATCCATCTGTTAATGAAATGTTTTTAGAATCTATATCTACAAATTTATTTTCTGTATAAAAATCGAATGTTTTGCAATTTACTTGACGTAATGCAGTTACAAATGTAGTTGCATTAAATTTTATTTTGCAATTAGTAAATATTGCATAATCTATTGGAGTGTTGAAATATAATTTAAAAATAGATTCTAATTTCTCATTAGAGATAAATTCAATCTCTGCTTGATTACCATCAATATAGAAATTTTTAGTAACTTGTGCATTGTAAGGTTTCTGTATATTAAAAGTATATTTCTTTTTCGAAAGTTTTATGTAAGTATATTTTTGTAGTGCAAGCAACAGAATATCTAATGAATCTGAATTAAACCAGTCGAATAGCACATACCCTTCATATTGCCTTTGATAGAAGTGATTACCAACTTTGATAATAATACCAAAATCTTCTTGTAGCACTTGATGGTCAATTCTTTTAAAAATACCTTTACCAACATCATATTTTGTATTTATCCCATCAAATTCTATAAAAAGATCATTGATATTTTTAAGTGTTTTATAATCTTTAAGCAATCCACAATTTCTTGTAATATTTAATGGATTTATAGTAGTTTTAATGCCAAATCTATTTTGTGTCTCTACAGACTGCACAATATCTTGTGATGTAAGAAGTCTTTGTTTCATAGAGTATCTCCTACATAGTCTATTGTAATGTTATCATTTGCTTTTAAATAAAAATAAAAAGTATTTTTATCTACTTTATTTATTTTACCTACTGCATTAAATGTTACTGGAATTTGTGACCAAGGGTCTTTTTGATCTATATTACCTACAATATTTTTTGGCACTTCATTATAAGGAAGTATACTAATCAATTTAAATGTATAGCTCACTGTAGCAATATGTTTATTATATGTAGCAGTATCAGTTGGATTATCACCATATAATTTCATATTACGTGTTAATGTTCCACTAGCAATCAAATTTTGTAGCAAATCTCTATCTGAAATATCAAATACAGTATCTGTATTACTATATGGTCCTTTGAAATGATAAATCGCTATTGATTCACCAAAGTTAATTCGTAATTCTGGCTCTGAATTAGCATTATAAGCAATTTTATAATACATTTGCTCTATTTGCATAGTTTTATCAGTAAATGGATAATTTTCTATAGTCTCTAAACCATCATTAGAACTATTTGTGATTTTTACTTGTTTATTATTAAGTCCTTTAATTTCAAGTTCTGTTGGATTTGCTCTATTATATTTATAGAATCTTGTGAGTATATTCTTTCTAAATGGTGAAGTGTTAAACATACTATAATTGCTTTTTAGTATATTTTCTTTTATAAATTCTAGATTTTTAATATAATTTGGGAGATGTAACAATCTATTAAAATCTTGATTAACTTTACCTGAACCTGCTATATTCCAAGGTTCATTAGATTTTATTGTTGGGTCAATGAATCCATTATCTATTGTTTCGGTCATTATAAAATTATCTGGTAGTTGCACATCCATCTGTGCTACTATCTTAGCTTTTTGTCCTTCAATATATTTTTCTGCGATGCTATGAAAATATGTATCATTAAGATATTTCTTAAGTAATGGTAATCTGTTAGAGCCATAAGTTGATTCAGTTAATACTTTAGGGCTATTTGTGCAATTATATTTTACTTCTATATTTTGCACAGTATCTGTGGTAAGCACAGCATCTACCGTAGTTTGTTTCAAAACATTTATATAACCGAAATTAACTAGTGCTAATTCATTATCAATATCCTTAAGTGTTGGGATTAGTGGTAACACAGACCAGAAAATATCTGATTTTATAGACTCTTGACCTAGTGTAATATAATCATTTGTTTCAACACCTAGAGTTGACTGCAATGTAGAATCAAATAAAAATATATCAACTTTAAAATCTTCATTCATATTGATAAATGGTATATCTTGTTCTGTATTTACTCTTATCGATAATCCAGAAATTTTAATTTCATAAATATCATTTAGTAATATGAATTCTAATACTGAGTTAGCACCAGTAAAAGTTATATTTAATGTAGCGTTTTGCCCATACCAATTTATTGAATTATTTATTGGTCTTTGTTGTGTTTCTGTCATCTCAATATTATAAGTAAGATTACCAAGATCTACTGAATCATTTCTTAGTAAATATCTGAAAATATCTGTATGATCTTCAAAATATTGCACTCCAAACCAAATTGCTTTAACATCTCCAGTATATACTCTTTTATAGCACAAACCTTTGAAATTATTTATAATACCATAATCTGCTAATTGCTTATCTTCTAATAAATAGAATTCACCTTCTGCACCATCATAATTATTTCTAAAGCCTGTGAGATTTATAAGTGTAGGCCACTGAGATATTTTAAGTTCATTGAATTGTTTAATATATTCAAACCATTTTAAAGTTTCAATGTCTGCATTAGGAGTATCTGTTTCTAACAAGGAATCAAGATATTCAGTAATTTGTAAAATATGTTCTTGCAATGCTTCTGTATCATTAAATTCTAAGAAATTAGATATTACTGAATCAAGATGTAAGCAATTCATTACTGGATATTTAAGATCTTTAAAATCAATATCTGTAAATACTCCACATTCATTATCACATTGATGTCGTTGCCATTCAATCCATTCATCAAATTTATTATATACATAATTACGATAAGGCACTAAATTATCTTCAATAAATTTTATGAACTTTTCTTCATTAGGTATTTGTTCACATTGATCATCACATTGTTCAAGAATAGTTTTAGGTGGTGTTAAGCGAGATTGACAATCACATATAGTGCGTGAAAATTCTACAGCATCATAAATAAGCTTTATGAAATAATATTGCAAAAACTTATTATAAGTATTGTGCAATATTCTAGCTTCTATTGTATCATAAGTCTTATTAGTAAATGTCTCTTGAGTAAAATCTTCAAGAGTTAATTGATGCTTTTTAATCCTAATTTTCATTTTATAGAATCCTTAGAATTTATTTAGTCCACTTAGCATAAGCTGCTTCGAATGTAGTCTCTTTTGTGGTCTTGAAGTTCGGAAATTTCTCATACCACATTGAACTACTAGTCCAAGCATTTGCACCTTTATAGCACCCAAGTGCATAAGAAACGCAATACAAGCCATTACTTTTATCTTCATTTACATTTGTGCTCCAACCAATTGATGCT